AAGCAAAAAAAGTGCTTGACTCTAGTCAACTTTTAGTGTATTATGGTGGCATATATAAACAATTGAGAAAGGTATATATTATGAAAAAGTTGATTTTTATTGGTTTGATGGTTTGGTTAGGTTTAAACGCCTTTGCTAAATCAGTAAGTGCAGATGATTATAGCAAGGCCGTTGTAGCACATGTTATCAAAGAAAACATTAGTGGCGACGGTGTTGATATGTCAGTTTTAGAGGCAGAAATTTCTAAACTTGCATACCAATTTTCTTTAGAGATGACAGGTGTTATTGAAAAACATTTACCATCTATTTTAGAAAGTATAGCTGCTGAATTAAGAATGAAAGCAGATGAAATGTACAAAAAGGAAATAAGTGGCTAAAAAAGCAAAAGACGATACACTTCCAGGAATACCGTTTGAGTTTGATTTCTACATGGTATATTGGGAGGATATTCAAAGTGATTCAGGTTGGCGAACTCTGAAAGAAATTCAGAAAAGTAAACCTGCTATTTGTGTATCTACTGGTTGGTTAGTTAAAGAAACCAGAGATGTACATATTTTAATGAGTGATTACAATTATGATGACACATATACAGAAATGGCAGATGGTGGTAATACAACCGTCATACCAACTAAAAATGTTATTCAAAAATTTGTAATCAAGGGACTATAATTTCATAATGAGAGAGGTGAATCATGGCACAAGCCAGAAAAACAAAAGAACTAGACCACTACCTAAAAGCGGTCATCAATAAAATTCCAGACCAGATAGATAGATTTATAGATGGTGAACAACCACAAATGACCTATTATACTGGTAATTGGGCTACAGATGTTCTTAACAACTACACAGAGAAACAATCAGAAAAAATCTTTAAGAAGATGTCTAAATATATGACCAACAAAGATTTAATGTTTGTTCAGAGGAAAAATAAAAATATAGAAATTGGTACTTGGTCAGAGTACGGTGAAAACCCACCTGAAACTATATCAAGCTATGATTATATCATTATCAGGAGAAGATAAATGATACAGAAAATCAAAACCATAATTCAAACTTTAATGTTTGTAACTATAATGGCCTTCATGGGAGGTTGTTATTATCTATACGAACAAAAATCAATGGCTTTAGCAGGTGAAAATCATTTCGCCTTACCAGATTTTGAACACACCAACAATCAACAATTTTTAGATAATGTTAATCAATGTGTTGACTATTGGTATCATACTACAACAGATGTTTATCCAGTAAATAGAGAATTATTATTAGCACAGGCGGCTTTAGAGTCGGGTTGGGGTAATAGTAGATTTGCTCTTGAAGGTAAAAATCTATTTGGTATTAGAACATGGGATTTATCAGAACCACACATGCAAATTTTGGCAACTAACAAGCCTAAAAAGTGGGGTGTAAAGGTATATGAACATGAGTGCCATTCAGTATTACATTATATACAGACACTAAATAATGGACATGCTTATGAAAAGTATAGAGAGTTAAGAGATGATGGTGTAAATGACCCATTTGTTTTATTAGAAACGCTAGACGCTTATGCTTCAGATGTTAACTATTTTGCTAAGGTCAAAAAGATTATTATTAAAATAAGAGAAGATTATAAAAACAACTATAGAAAGTAATATGTTTGGTATATTAATAACATTTATTAGTGCGATATCTATATCAGTAATAGCCGCTGGTTATTCTATTATAGGTCTAGCAACTCTATTTGCAGGTGCAACACTACCTATTATTGCTATGGGTAGTGCATTAGAGGTAGGTAAACTTGTAGCTGCCTCTTGGTTGTATAACAATTGGCGTAACAAATTATTACCTAGAGCGATAAAGGCTTATCTAACAATGGCCGTTATTGTTTTAATATTCATTACTTCTATGGGTATTTTTGGTTTCTTATCAAAGGCACACCTAGACCAAGTAGAACCTGCTAGTAATAATCAATTACTAATAACTCAATACGATAAACAAATTGCATTTGAAGAAAAAACTATTGCTCGTGCTAGTGATACTTTAGACCAACTTGATAAAGCTCTTGACAAGTATATTGATATGGAGTATGTTACAAGAGGTCTAAAAGAACGAGAGAAACAAAAAGAAGAAAGGGACGCCTTAAATAAAGTCATTGAAGACGCCAATGGCAAAATTATAGAACTCAATAATAAAAAATATTCTATAGAAGTTGAACAATTAAAAATTGAGGCAGAGGTAGGTCCTATAAAATATATTGCCGAATTAATCTATGGTGATGAGGCAAAAGATTATTTTGATGAGGCAGTAAGGTGGGTAATCATAGTATTAATATTTGTGTTTGACCCATTAGCAGTATTGTTATTGATAGCTGCCAATATTTCATTAAGAGGAAGAAACCTTGAAAAAGCAGAACAAAAAAGTAAACAAGAAAAAGACTACCAAAAAGAAGCTACTAACGCAAAAGCTAGAGCGAAAAGAGTCAGAGATAGAGAAAAAGTTTATAAAGACTTTTTTACAAAATTAGGTAAAAGAAATCTAAAGAATAGAGATTATGAAGAATTTTTTAGAAGTCTTGGCACCGAAGAATTAAAGAAATTAGGACTGGATCCTGATGAAATCCGAATCAAACTAGACCAGATAATGGAGTGGAATGAGTTGGATGCTAGTGAAAAAAAGCCAGGAAGTCGTTATTTAGAGCTTGACAATACTAAAAAATAGTGATAGGATTATATTATGATAAAACAAATACCCACAAAAAAACTTCAATTACGAAGAATTAAGAAAGCAGAGGAGGCTTGTAAAAGGTCTACAACTGATTGGTCTAAAAACTATTGGTTTAATGTCTTCTCAAAACTTTGTAAAAAATATGGTGAAATGGATTACTTTAGAAAGCAGATACATTAATGAATAAATTTATTGACCCTAAAAATCCACACACGGTAGGAAAGAGTGCATGGAATTTAGGTAATCATATATTGATTATATGTTTTGTAATGGCATTAATATTTGTGGTGAAAGTGAGTTATAGTTAATGAATGTATTTTATGTAGATAAACATCCAGTAAAAGCTGCTGAACAAATGTGTGATAAACACATTGTCAAAATGATATTAGAGTCAGCACAATTATTATGTACATGTCATAGAGTACAAGATGGTACAGAGTATTATGACAAGACTAAAAATGGTAGAAGAATTAAAAGATGGACACACCCTAATCCTAATTTAGAACCATTATTATACAAAGCAGGTTGGGTAAAACATCCTAGTACAATATGGTTGTTTGAGTCTGCCTACAATTACATATGGTTGTACAAACATATGATAGCTCTTAATGAAGAATACAAGAAGAGATATAACCATACAAAAAATCATGTAACAATTGATAAATTAGGTGAGATATTAAAACATCCACCAAAGAATGCTAAATATAATGTGATTGCAACTGACCCTAAACCAGCAATGCCAGATTATTGTAAGATACCTGGTGACGCAGTTGGCAGTTACAGAAAATATTATATTATGGAGAAACGAAGATTTGCGACTTGGAAAAGTCCATCAAAAATACCAGAATGGTACATAGAAGGAGTAAAACAACATGCGTGAACAAATAATAGAGGCAATTAAGAAACATGCCGAAGGACATATAGCAAAGCATAAATCCAATGTAGAGGTTTTTCTACAACAACCAGTTGGTGTTGCTAGTCATCCTGACCACATAGAAACAATCGAAAAAGAATTAAAAGAGATTGCTCACTATGAGGAACAATTAGAAGTAATTGATAAACACTTCACACACAAAGACCCCTTTAAGGGATAGTCATGCCAACATATACTTTTGAAAACACAAAAACAGGTGAAGTTTATGACGATATGATGTCTATTGCAGAAAAAGAGGCATTTTTAAAGAAGAATAAACATATCAAGCAAGCCATTGTTCCTATAAATATAGTAGGTGGTATACAAGGTATCACACACAAAACGGACGGTGGCTGGGCTGAAAATATGTCAAGAATTGCAGACGCTCATCCAACAAGTCCTTTAGCAGATAGATATGGTAAAAAATCTATCAAAGATATTAAGACACAACAAGTTATAAAAAAACATAGAAACAGGAAAAAAAGATGACGAAAGATATGCCAGATTACATGAGAGGATTTGACCATGATGATGGCGATTGGGGGTTTACACCTGTTAATAAACCACCTGAAGATGATAAACCTGGAGTTGACGCTTCAGTAATAGAGAATTCAAATATAGAAATCGCAAAAGTTAAAGGTGATGTATCTGATATTAAATCAATGATGAATGAAATTATGCAGATAGTGGCAGAAAAAGATACAGTTACAAAAGAATTAACAGACGAAGAAACGAAAGCTAAGTTTAAAGATATTGAAAAACTTATCTTACCATTTCTATATAATTTAACAAAAAGTGATGAGCCTTATATTCATTGGCCTAATAGAACGCCAATCATTAAGGCACAAATAGAAAAGTTACTCAAATTAACGAGAGGTTAAAATGCAAGTAAATTACGATAAATGCTTAGAAACAATATTACACCATGAAGGTGGTTATGTGAATCACCCTAAAGACCCAGGTGGTGAAACAAATTTAGGTGTTACAAAAAGAGTATATGAAGAACACGGTGGCACAAAAGATATGAAAGATTTAACAGTAGAAGATGTGGCACCAATATACAAAAAAGGTTATTGGGATAAAATGAAAGGTGACGATTTGCCTGGAGGTTTAGACCTTTGCGTTTTTGATTTTGGCGTAAATGCAGGTCCAGGTAGAGCAGCTAAGTATCTACAAACTATGATTGGCACCGTTGCAGATGGTGGCATAGGACCAAATACTTTAAAAGCTGTAAGTGCATATGTTGAAGAACATGGCATAGAAACAACTATAGAAAACTATCAAAAGAATCGTCAAAGATACTATGAAAAATTAAGTACCTTTGAAACATTTGGTAGAGGTTGGACTAGAAGAGTTGACGAAACAACCGAACTGGCTAAAAATTTAGTTGGTTGAGAGATTGAAAGTCTTAAAGTTGAGCGTGATAAACTCAACGACATGTATATGTTACACAGGTCAATTTGACGCTTGACAATATCATGTTTAAATGTTATATTAGTAAATGAAGGTGAGAAATTATGACAAAGAATTTTATACAATTAGATGAGGCCAAATGGCCTAAAACCAAAGGTCGTAGAATTGATGGTTTTAGGTTCTATGAAATTGACGGCAAGAACTATCCGTCTATTACAACTGTATTAGGTGCTCAACAAAAACCAGGTTTAATCAAGTGGCGACAATCTGTAGGTGAAGACGCAGCTAAATGGGAAATGGCCAGAGCTGCTCGTAGAGGTAAGGCAACACATGATTTAGTTGAACAATACCTCAAAGGTGATACGCCATCAATTCGTGATGTTTTACCATTAGGTCTATTCAGACTATTAAAACCATATTTAGAATCAATAGATAACATTCATGCCATAGAGCAGATTATGTACTCACACAAATATACAATTGCTGGTCAAGTTGATTGTATTGCAGAGTACAATGGTAAATTATCTGTAATAGATTTTAAAACTGCCAATAAAGAAAGAAATGATTCTTGGAATGAAAATTATTATATTCAATGTTCCGCCTATGCAGAAATGTATGAAGAGTTATTTGGTACACGCATAGACCAAATTGTTATTCTTATGGCCTCCGAAGATGGCGCTGTTCGTGCTTTCGTAAAAGATAAAAAAGATTATCTTGTCGCTCTTAAAGAAAATATTGCCTACTTTTATAAATATTACGAAGAGAAGACAAAAGACAAAATTAAGTCATAATGGTCTCTTAACGAAAGGGACAAATGAAAAAGTTAAACATAATTATAGCAATGATTGTTGCATTATGGGCTAATGCTACAAGTGCAGGACATAAAGGTGATACATTAGAAACTTATAATATGTTTTGGTCGCAGTTACCAGTAATTTGTGGTAACACTATGGATGTAGCAGTATATCTTGAAGAACATGACTTTAAATTAGAAAGTGTATCAACAGGAAGAGCAGGAGCGTCAGCAGAGGGAGAACCAGTTTTTATGGTCTCTTACTTTGTTAAAGAAGATAAAACAGAATCAATACCAGTAGTTACAGCATTGCCAAAAGGTGATGAATCGTGTATGTTGTATAGGTCATTTGACCTGACACTACAAGGTCAGAACCTTTAATTAGAAGAGAGATAAAAAAATGAAAAGTGCATTTTTCATAACGGCAATATTAATTAATATTGAAACTGAAACATTAGAACCAAAATATCGTCAAGATATTTTCTTTAATGATAGAATTACATGTGAGGACTATGTTGCAAAAAACTGGACTATATTACACGATGGCTTACAATATTACCTAGATATGAAAGGTCAGAGTGAGAATTTAAAAATTCAAAGTATGGGTTGTTCAGAAATGAATGAAGAAGATTTAGAAAAAATGATGGAACAACAAATGGAACAAACAGGACTATCAGCATAGCCAAGATATCAAAAATTCATTGTCTTTCAAGAGGGTGGGAAAAACGATTGAAAAGAGCCGCCAAGAAAAGACAAAGACAACAGAATAAAAAAGAATTAGTCGTTGAAGACAATTATGGTAGATACGCTGGACGAGGGTGCAATTCCCTCCAGCTCCACCATAAACTCATAGATGAGTGAGCTTATGATGGGGCTGATACAGGATTCGACAGGTATTGAGAAAATTGTCCGAGATTAATAGGTGGCAACCTTAAATGCTAATTAAACGCAAACGATAATAACTTTGCATTAGCAGCTTAGGCTGTTTAGGGTTTTGTGGATTGTACCTCGTAACAGAAACAATCCACGCTTTACATTTTTAGCAACAAGTGATATATTAAAAGTATGAATAGTAAAGAATTTAGTCTAATTATAGAGGGTGTTGTTAAAGACAAAAAACCAATCACCTACATGGACGCCATAGTTTGGTATTGTAATGAAAATAATATTGAAATAGAAACTACTGGTCGTCTGATATCAAAATCATTAAAAGAAAAAATACAAGTAGAGGCTCAACAGGCAAATTTACTTAAAATGGAAAAGGTAGGTACATTACCTGTTTAATTATGTATGGTGGATATGATGTATTTAAAATTTATTTGGCAGTTAAAAATCATTTTACAACCGATTATGATTATCAGAAATACGGTGGTAGAGTCAATGTTAAACTAGAAACTTTTACGAGGAGACATGATAGATATTTTTTTCATAAGCTTAGTAAGCGGTATAACGCCGATAGAGTCCTTGATTATTTTGTTAGTAATTTCGCCATTGATGATAGAAAGTGGATTGGTAACTTAATTAACAATGAAGGTACTGAAACTTATTCCAGATATAGAAAGTATAAAGAAGCTTTTGGATATCACTTTAGGAACGATTGCATGGCTATTGTTTATGACTTTAGCAAGCGTGGCATTTCTTTTGATGATGGTTTTCGCATACACAGCGGCCAACATCCTAGAGTTTTGCGATTACTTATTCAAAAGAAAATTCACATCCAGACCGCCATTGTGCTTGACTCAATTCTATCGTTTAGTAAGGTATGGTCTAAAGAGATTGATGAAAAAATTGTATGGCCTAAAATCTCACATACGCTTGCCAAGTTGAGGCCGTTTGTGTTATATAATAAGACAGAGGCAAAATTGATAATGAAAGATGTATTTGTAAATGGTTAAAGAATTTAAAGATAAGTTTGGTAATGTATTCACTCCAGGTAAATTAAATGATAAGATTAAAGCATTAAATTCATCAAGAGTATTTAAAAAAGTAACACCAAAATATGACCTATCATGGTATGTAAAATGGTGTTCATCATTAGTAATATTATCAGGCATGGTATTAACATCAGCAAGTATAGAACCTTGGAACATGTGGACACATTTAGTTGGTGTATCAGGTTGGTTGATTGTTGGTATGTTATGGCACGATAGAGCATTAATACTTTTAAATGGTGTTGCAATCTTTATATTTGCTAGTGGCATTGTGAATTTTTATTATGGATAGAATACCAGATAAATTAGAAAGAATTGAAAAGAAGTTAGATAAGATAGAAGAAAAACTTGACAAACACATAACAGAGATTTGGACGGTATATAAACCTATAAAAGAACTATTGAAGAGGTTGGAAAAATTCAAGTTGTGGTAAAAAAATATTTTGACGAAGAATGGCCTAAAGAAGAAGAGTTATTAAGATTAGGTTTAGAAATGTCAAGAAAAAATAAAGCAGATAGATTTCCTACTGCTGGTGAAAGATGGCCTAGAGGTGGTGAAGTGATACAAGATAAAAAACCCATGAGAGCATACATGATAGGCAATGGTGAAAGTAGAAAAGGTTTTGACCTATCAAGATTAAGAAACACAGGTAAAATTTTTGGTTGTAATGCTCTTCATAGAGAATTTTTACCAGATGTAATAACAGCAGTTGACCACGGTATTATGCATGAAATATATCATGCTGGTGTGGCACAAACAATACCTTGTTATTTCAGAGATTGGACAAAAGT